AAGGGGGGGGTTGGTTTGGGCTAAGACACGGGATTTTTCGTCAAACCACGCCTTGTTTGACACTGTTCGAGGCGGCAGCAGTCTACTCCAGTCAAATTTGACAAACGCAGCATATACAGGGTCAACTTACATTAATCCTTTTAATTCCAACGGATTTACTTGGGCTTTTGGCGATAATCAAATTAACGGGTCAAGTCGTAATTACGTCTCATGGACATTCCGTGAACAGCCAAAGTTTTTTGATGTTGTGACGTATACAGGTGCTTCTGGTAATGCTGTACAAAACATTGCTCACAATCTTGGTTCATTGCCCGGAACAATTATTGTTAAGTGCATTGATGCTGGGCCATATGACTGGATTGTTTACCATCGTTCATTAGGTGCTACAAAATATATAAACTTAAATTCAACAGCCGCTGATGTTGTGTTTGCAGGCATTGTGAGTGAGAACGAGCCCGCCGTAACCGTCTGCGAACCAAACGTGTGGACGCTGATGGCCTTGTTACTTTGAGTTGAGTTGTACAACAACACCGTGTCAAATGCTGTTGAGAGCGTCACCGTGGTAAAAGTCAAACTGGCTGAAGGCGTAAAAAACGCCACGCCCGCTGTTGCCGATGTGTTGGTTGACGTTGGCGCTGTTGCGTTTGTTACCGTGATGCCGCCAGCCGTGTAGTTAGTGCCAGACACTTCACCCGTTACCGTGTAAACAGTGGTTGCAGCATTAATTGTTGCCGTCGTCAAATACAAGGCCGCTTTAAGGGTGTCTGTAGTTGGCGAGGTTAGGCTGGTGCGAGAGACAAGCGTTGAAGTGCCAAACTGATGTTGACCAAGCATTAGCTCGCTCATAAACGAAGTGCACATTGATTGGGTATTTGCCATGATATTTCCTTAAAAAGATGCTACCGAGCTATCGAGCGTTACAGGTTTTTTTAATCGAACATGCACGGACCGGTGTACAAGTTCGCTATCCAACCAATACTCCGTCCAAGTGGTGTACTCGTTGTCATTATCCACTGAGCCTTCCCGCTTTTCAAGCAGGGAATCATCCATATCGCCTTTGGTGGTTGTAACAAGCATGTCGGTCCTTATGAAATTCTAATGAGCGCATTGTCTGCATTGTTTGGCGGAAACTGTATTTGAAACTGCTGATTTACCGTTGTCTGATCAAGCCCAAAATTTAACACGCCAACCGATTTATTGCTCTTGGAAGAATTGTAAATCAGCGCCCCACGTGTTGTAAACGACGACCCGTTCCAAGTTGGATTGCTAAAAGACACATACGCAATGTTGCCCGTCAAGGTCACGGTGGCCCCCGTGAGCACCTCGCCCCCTGCTGTGTAGGCCGTTCCAGATGCTTCATCGGAGGCACTGTACACAGTGGTGCTTGCATCTAGCGTAGCTGAGGATGTGTACAAAGCAATCTTTATCGTGTCCACACTAAAGTCATGCACAGCCAACAAAAGCTGCTGTTTAAAACTGTTGGTCAATCCTGCAGTGATCATTGATTACCTCACTGGCAAGCGAACTTGACCATCTTGATAAGCATCGCCACGTTGTTTGGCATCGCCCAAATTCTTCAGCAAACCTAACGCTTCTTTGTATTTTCCGTCGTACAACGCCATCATGTCGGCCTCACCCTTCATGTAGGTGTACGCCTCGACCAGCGAGCCATACAAAAGCACCGTGTCAAAGTTGTCGCCAAGCCATGAAGTGCTGGCCGTAACAATAGACTCGGGGTAGTAATAAAAATGCAATTCCGCTTTGTAATCGGCATTTGGAGTGGGTCCTAAAATAAATACCAACTCATTGACATTGCTGCTGCTAGGACCAAAAATAGCATAGTGCTTAGGCGTAGCACGTTGTGAGGGGTTTGGATACGTTTCACGAATAAAATTGACATCACGATTTAACAAATAAATGTAGTTGCCTTGAAACGTTACAGTGCCTGCCACTGTTCCTGTATTGGCAATCGTAAGCGTAACCGTAGTTCCGACAATTGTAGAAACAACTGCCCCAGTTGCAATTCCGGTTCCGGAAACAAACATCCCTGCCACAATGTCCGTGGCGCTAGACACCACAATTGTTAAAGCTGCTGCTATTCCGGTTGCAGTTGGAGTTGGCAAAGCATACAACGCCAACGAGTAGGTAGAAAGAAAATCGTCAGGGCAAAGCAAATACTTGTTTCCTGCCTGCACAGTTCCCGTCATGTTCTTGCGCAGATTGGCAACCTGAACAGTGTTGTCAACCCGTTGTTCTGCTTGTTTTACAAAAACAGGGATTTGCGCTATGAAATCCGTATCGGTGTTATTGGTGTACGCTTGAATAGCAGCAGTTAATTGAGTGTAGTTCATGTGATGCTCGTCGTAACCGTTCCAAGCATAGCGCCAGCTACTAAAGGTCTTGCAAGTGGCATGGGCTGCATGCCAATGCTTGCAAAAGAAGAATCTCCAGCGTCCCCTACATAAACGTTAACGCCCAGGCGTGATTCTGGACGTGGCTCCAACAAAGCCTGGGGCTCGTTTAGCGTGCGCTTAGGTTCAAGCTGCGGATGTTTAGGCTCATAGCACTCGTCGCAAACCTTAAACCCAGTCCACTCTTTTTTGAGATCGTTGAGCTTAAATTGCTGGCCGCACTGATCACACAGAGCAAGTCCAAACTTCCCAGACGTGTAACCAGCCATCAGTAACTCTCCCCGTAGGTAGGTACTGCAAAATAACTGGACCGCTCTCTGTCTTCTGACGCTGCCCGGGCAAACTCTTCTTCATAAAACTGCTTGAGCATCCCAATGCGGTCCGGAGCTTTTTTAACAGCCAAATAGTACGACAAGCCTGCAGTCAGGCAAGGCAAAAATCTAAAGGAAATGTCCGCTGTGTTGGTGACTGCACCAGTTTCTTGTATACGACGAATAGCGTAGTATCTAAATATGTATGCTTGCGTTGCATCGGGCGCGGGATACAGAAACAACTTTGCGGGCACTGTGCGCTGCACGTAAAACTGGGCAGGACGCGAAGTGGTCAACTTGTTGGGCACGTGCAAGTATTCAGCGCTGCCAATCCGGTCAATCGTAATATCCTGCTGAGTAGACTGGCCAGAATTGGTACGTATCACCGCCGACAAAGCATCCACCGTATCGTCCGGCAACGAGTACTCAGCCGTGCCAGCAACCAAGACCACCTGCCGCTGCTCAATCGTGTACAGATTTAATCCGCGATTGGCCCACTCAGCAAACATCAAGTTTAAAGAGCGGCGTGCAGATAAAACGTCGTACCCATCCCGAACCTGCAAACCGCAGCGTTCATACGCTTCGGCGATGATCTCATCGAAGTCCGGGTTGTAGGAGGAGACGCCTGAGGTAGTCATTTTTTAATAGATAGTTGCTTTTTGAGCACGGGCTGCACCTACGCCGCGCACTGAAACAGTATCACCTGACACTGATTTCTTGACGGGCTGGCTCATGGTCTTGCCCTGGGGGCCAGCCATGTCAGCAACGCCGCCTGAAGCAGCGCTTTTTTTCATCATGCCGCCACTGGCCATCATCTTAGACTTCATCATGCCGCCGTTGGCCTTCATTTTAGAGTGCATCATCTTTTTGCTCCTGATAGAGGTTGTTAAAAGTTTCTTCTGCATCCATGTACGAGTCGTCTTGCTCCGCACAGTGAATCCACTGGTTTGGCCTGAAATCAGGCGCTCCCTGTCCCGTAACCCAGTAGGCGGGACTTGTCACACGGACCCTGTTGTTAGGCAGCGCCACAATGTTTCCCGTCCACTTGCCCGCGTCTGTCAGTATCAACACGTGACTCTGTTTGTGCTGCGATGGATCTTCAGATACATCGCTCTCTGCGTAGTCTACCGTGAACAAGTACCTGCCGGTGTGAAACTCATTGTTAATTTTGCAAATCCAAGGGGACGGCTTCGCTCTCTCTAGGCTAATGATGCTGTGGTTGTACGAGTTGCAATCCCAAGGCTGTGACAAGTGGTTGAGCATTCGCTCTGGCCACACCTCCAGCGGGATATCCCCAACCAGCGCAGCCAACGGCATCCGCGCCCACATGGCCCCACCGTGAACATTCTCTTGACTGCCATCATCGGCCTCACAGCCCGTAAAAATAACCTGAAAACTTAAGCTCCTGTCAGGGATGGTTGTTACTGCAACAGCCAACGCATGAAGGTACTCGCCCTGATACTTCTGATGCCCATTTGTAAATTCCTTACGAACCCAGCACTTAAAATACGGGATATTGCTTGTCAAATACATTACTTATTCGTCCCCCGAATAAGCTGATCAATCTTCTCTTCAAGCCGGTTAAATCTTTGATCAATGTGATCAGTAATTCTCTGCACCTCGGCATTGGTCGTGTAGTCACGAGCAATCTCTTCACGAGTCTTATTTAATAGGATGTCAATTCGTTTGAGCTCGTCAAATTTCTCACGAATAAAAAACCACAATCCGCCAAATGCCGCGGAAAGAACTCCCAACCAGATCGTATTGGCTTCCATTTAGCACTTCCATCTTGCGAGAGCAGCCGCCTTGCGCGTTGGCTTACCCTTTTCATCTTTCATTGGCCCTGGCATGCCTGACATGCGCGCGCAGAACGAATCCTTGCGCTTACCCCCCTGGGGTTGCGGAGCCTTGAGGTTGCTCCCTGTAGCCGCGTTGTACTTGGCTCGGCCTTTGGCGGTCAAGCCTGCCCCCTTGGAGACCGGTAGCTTCTCGCCCCGACCAACAGAGAGAGAAGGACCCTTTTTAGCCATAGAAAATATTAGTAACAAGTAGGTTGTCCATGTATGCATAGACACCCTTGATTGCTAACACCCCACTCTC